GTAGAGCAGCTGCCCAATATCAGCGCCGAGGAACGCGGCGCTGTTGCGCTGGCCCACGTAGCCGGACCACGTGGACCAGGGCGGCTCGCCTTGAGCTGAACCTCCAACAACGGCGGTACGGTCCCACAGTACCTCTACCGTGATGTTCTGCTGCGGCACCTCGTAGGTCTTTGGATTGCCGCGCAGGTCGACCTTGCTTCCGCCGATGTCAGCAGACACGGGCCACGCGGCGTCGTAGTTGCTCGGGAAAGCGGCGCCCATGCGCCACATTTGCGCCTGGCGGATGGAGCTCGATCTGGTGACTTGGCAATAGCCAAAGTCGCCAGTTGCGCCGAACGAGCCGAAACGGCACGTCACGCGGAACACAAACGTTCCTTCGCGAACGGGTGCGCTCTCGACCGAACGGCAGACGTAGGTTTTCAGGAAATTGTTTTGGCCATAGAAACCTGCCGGAAGGCGCTCCCGCACCCGCGGAATGCCGCTCGTAAAGATGCCGCCGTCTCCGGGGTAGGCGTCGCCGCCGCTTGCTGGCGTCCAAGTCACTTGATAGACAAGGTCCAACGAATGCTCGTTGCCAGGCGACGTAAGCGAATAGATCCTGCTTTCCGCCGTTTCAATGTATGACCACGTTCCCATTACGGTTGCCCTCGCATCCAGCCGGAAAACTTGCTAAGCATGTTGCGGATCTCGTCAAGCGTGGTTGATCCAGCGCCCTGGAGACCTACGTCCAGCGCCTGATTTCCGGCGGCTTGTGCCCCTGCGGAGATGCCTTGAACGTTGGCAATCCCCTGCCCGATTGCAGCGCCGTTTGCCACGATGGACGCGGCTTCGCGGTTGGCAATGATGTCCTGATTCTTAATGCCCTGAATCACGCCCGGCGCCAGCGCGTCGGCGATCCGCTTGTTCCTGGCGTACTTCTCGATTTCCGACTGCGTTGCAGCATTTGCTGCATCCACGTTGAACGTGGTCGTGATCTTCGTCAGGTCATCGGCGCGCTTGTCCAGGGCGGTGACTGCGGATCGGATGGCACCGAAGGCCACCTGCCCGGCGTCAATCGTGGCGCTGATGCCGCTTGCCAGCGCCGCCTTGGCACTGGTGGCGTTCAGCTTCTGAAGCTCGCGGTTTGCTGCGGCGACGCCCCTGACCACGCCGGACGGGTCGACCTCGGCCCGGATGACTGCCTTCATCGACTTGTCAGCCACGGCCCACCTCCCGTGCAAACTCGTCCAGGCCGGATCGAACCCACGGCATGAAGTCGTGCGGGCGCTTCCCGGTCAGGGTGCAAGCGATCACCCCGAGGAGGTGCTCGCACCGTTCCTCGGTAGTCATCTCAAGCCGTGCCAGGGCGACGGGCATCATCATGCGTTGCTCCGGGCTGGCGATTCTCCACAGCCGCCGTGTGGCGGCTCCGTAGGGCGTGGCCGGTTGACCTCCTCCAAAAGGCGCCCGGCCACGTCCGCACGGACCGTGCCGAGATCGGCGTTCGACACCACAAACGGCGATCCGTCCGGGCAGGAGATGCAGGATCCCCACCAGTACGGATCGACCTGGGACCGCGTGTAGTCCGCAAGCGTCGGCTCGCGGAACACGACCGGGCCGACGCCGTCGATCTCGACGGTGCGCTGGCGAGCGGCGATCTTCGTGAGGTCAAAGGGCATCAGGCTTCTTCCAAGGTGAGGGACCACATACCGGGGCCGGTGCCGTCATCGGAACGGGACGCCGAGGTGAGGTGCCCGGTGATGGTGTAGGCAATCGAGCCCTGATCGGTGAACGACAATGCCACGCTGCGGTTAACAGCCTCGGCCAACGTGGTCGGAACCATGTGCAGCCTCAAAGCGTTGTCCGTGCTGCTGTCCTGCGCCATCATGTCGAACGTTGCCGTGCGGCGGACGCGCCCGGGCGCTCGCTTCTCGCGGAAATCCGAGAGCTGCGTGGTGTCGATGCTCGACCGCTCGAAGTTGATCGCGATGTTTCGGACGGGGAACGTGACCGCCGAGCTGCTCTGAAAGTTGAGCGTGACTGCGCCGCCGTAGCCTGCGATGAGTGCCATATCAATCCTCCTGGACGAGCAGCGTCATGCTGATCGTTCCGATTCGTTCTGCATCCTGCTGGCCGTCGTCCGGAGTTTCTGCGGTGAACGCCACCGAGAACGAGGAGATGACAAGCGAGCAATTCAAAGTCGTGTAGTTGATTGGTCCGTTTTGCCATTCGGTCATCACGGCGTCGACCATTTTAGTTACCGTTTCGACCGTGTCGGCGACACACGCCACCTCTACCTCGATCGTCCAATGCTGCAATCCAGTCGTGACACCTGCCATCCGCATGGCACATTCCGCGCTGTTAAGTTCGTAGACGATGCAAGGAGTAGGCGTTCCCGCATTACGCATCCCAACGGACACTTCGTAACCCAAGCCGGTCAAGCTTGCCTTGATTGCTCGATGAATGTTCTCAAGAGACATTCTGCCTCCCAAGCGCTATAGCAGCCAGGCGAAGCAGTTCCGTCTGCAACGCGGTCCCCAGTTGTCCGACGCGGCCAGTTGCCCACGAATAACTACGCTTGCTTCCGGAAATGAACTTGCCGCTTCCCCTGTGCTTAAAACCGTTCTCAAGCAAGTGCCAGATGCGTTGGCGACCCTTTGCCCTGGCACCACCCTTCCGTCCGTACTGGACGCCGACCACGATGCTGATCGGGGAGCCGGGTCCGGCGGTGCGCTTGGGCGGAAGCAGCTTTGTCGCGGACGAGATAGCCTGACGGTGAATCGGCTTCCCGCGATACGGCGCAGAGCGCCAAATCTGCCGCAGCTCCTTTACTGCTGGCTGGAAGACTTTGCGAATGGCCTTCTTGCGCACCGACTCATTCAGCTTCATCGGCAGCTGCGCCATCGTCTTTCGCACCTCGGCAGAATCAACGGTGATCTTGACGGCAGTACTCACGACAGCACCTCCGTCGCTTCGATCTCCAAGCGCCGACGGCGCTGGTCGCGGTCCCAGCACGCCCGCACGTTGAACGTGCGCTCCGTGCCGTGGTCGTTCCATAGCAACCGGCTGCGCGTATTCACGGACGGATGAAAGCTCGCGAGGATGCGCCAATCCGTGCGGACTGCCGGGCCTCGGTCATCCATCGTTTCGTTGGTCGATGCGACCTCAATATGGCAATGCAAGACTGCGACGTTCACCCACGCTTCCGACGCCTGGCCGAAAGCGTCGACCGTGCGGACGGGGTTCTGCGCCGTCATGGCGAGGCGCAGCATTCCGGATGGGACGTGTCCAGGCATCAGCCAATGCCCTTCCCCATCATGCTGGACACCCTGTCCCAGTAGTCGCTTGGGAGCGCCACCGTGTCATCTCCGCGGCTGGCGACGTGCTGCGTCACGCGCTGGAGGATTGCCATCTCGAGCAGCGGGTTGAGGGTGTTCGTGCCTGCTGAAACGGTTAGCACCGCGGGATACACGGTCTCTTGTGGCATAGTCGCATAGTGGATGCCGTTGATGATGACTAAGGTCAGCGTCAGGACATCATCTCCATTGTCGTAGGTCACCGCCGTGACCGGCTGGCGCTCGAGGCGCACTAGCAACTGGTCGTTCGTCGGCTCCGACGCCACGTACTGCGTCCGCGTGACCGGATCGACGCACCAGCCGGTGCGCTCCTCGAGCTCGCGCTTCGCAGCTTCCCACGCAATTTGGATGGCCGGATCGTCCTCGTTGGAGGAGAGCCGGGCCCAGTTGCGGAACTTGGAGAGGTCAATCGGCACGTACTACCTCGCAGCCAGGTGGCGCCCCCGAGGGAGCGCCACCTGTGCCGATGAGAGGATGAGGATCAGGCGTTCGTGACCTGGAGCTGCACCAGCGACTTGACGCGGGTGAAGTCGCTGTTGGCGAACATCATGCCCTGGAAGATCACGCGGGCCGAGGACATCGCCGTGATCTCGTCGCGGATCATGCCGATGCCGCCCCACTCGCGGATGGCGAAGCCGTCCGAGATGTTGCCGAGCACGGCCAGGCAGTTCTTGCCCGTCGTGGCGGTGGCGACGTGCACCGGGAGGTACTCGGTCACGTAGACCGGGAGACCCATCAGGGTGAAGCCAGCGCCAGCCTGGCCGACAGCGTCCGCGCTTGGGATGAAAAGCGGCACGTTGTTGACCGTGATTGCCGCGATCTTGGCATACACGTCCTGCGGGATGATCCACGCCGAGGAGCCCCAGTACGCAGCGGGGAGCTTCTCGTAGCGCATCTCGCGCAGCTTGTCGAGCGTGGCACCAGCCGTGATCGCGAGCGCACGCGTCGTGCCCGTCGAGGTCGCGGTCACGATGTTCACGTTTGCGTTCACCGTGAAGATGCCCTTCGGCGCGTTGGTGCCGGTGCCGCCGATGTAGCCCCACTCGGTGTTCTTCGACATCTGGCGCTGGAGGTTGTCCATCACCTCCGCCTCCACGTCGAAGTTGGCCTGGCGCATGAGCTGCTGGGACACCTGCGTGAACGGCAGGCACGGGACCGGAGCCAGCGGCACCTCGGCGAAGCCGGGGTCGATGCTGGTGCGGGCGGTCGTGCCGGTGTCCGGCTGGGTCCAGGCCGAGGTGTAGTCGGCGGTGGCGAGGGTGTTGTAGCGCAGGGTCGCGTAGCCCTGGACGCCGGTGCGGAGGTCCGCCAGGTTGCGGATGACGCTCTGCGCCATCATGTACTTCAGGATCCCGTCCTCGTACAGCTTGGGGATGAGGATGTTGGAGTTCGCGCTGGTGATCAGTTCGCGCTGCTCGGGCGCACGGCCACCCTTCAGCCAGCCGAGGAACTGCTCGCGGTACTCGCCGCTGGAGCGCCACTCTTCGGTCTGCTCGCGCTTCTCGGCGACGACCTTCTGCGTGATCGCGTGGGACGCGAAACGCTCGCGAAGCGCGGCTGCGCTGCGCTTCTCGTTCAGGTCCTTGAGCTCGTTGAGCAGCTCGTCGGCGCGGGCCTCGGCCTCGGCGCTGATCTGGTCAGAGGCGAGAATGGAATTGACTTCGGTCTCAATGGCCTTGCGGCGCTCAATGATTTCTTGCTGCTTCACGTGAGGGTCCTCAATCGCAGACGCAACCGAGCAAGGCTCGGCGAATGAGTGCGAGCCTCGGCGCTGGTCTGCGGATAAGCGCCGTTTTCAACAATGGAAACCTCGCGGAGATCCACCTCCGTGAGAGTGCGCTCCGAGCCCATCCAGGCGTCGGAGCGAACGAAGAAACCAAACGACATCTCCGAGAGCACGCCAGCCTCGACCAGGGCGCGAACGTCCTTGGCCTTCTGCGTGTCCGGAAGATCGACCTCAAATGCGAGGCCCTTGGAGTCGGAGCGGAGCTGGAGCAGCCCGCTCTTGGTGTTGGCGAGTAGCTCGCGCCGGTCGTGCCCGACCAGGAGCGAGACATTGGCAGCGAGCGAGCGGTCAAACGCGCCGGGCGCGACACGCTCGACGAATGGCTTGCCGTTGTTGACGCCGCGCACCGTGAGCGGGAGGCTCGGCGCGTTGTAGACGCTGGCGTAACCGGCAAGCTTGTTGCCGGTGCGCTCAAAGGTCGCGGTGCGAAGCTCAAGCACTTTCGTCTCCCACGTTGTCAGGTCCGGACGCTGCGCTGGCGCCGCCGGGCATCGAGACCGTCGGCGTGTCCAAGCCAGCCACCGGTGCCAGCCCGAGGTAGTGGCGAGCGTCGTTCGGCGACATGACGCCAGCCAGGACGAGCTTCGAGAACGCCATGCCAGCGTCGCGGAGGTTGCCGCGCACGATTGCCGTCGTGTCGATCCGCACGAACTCGCCAGGGCGGCAGAGCTTCCGCGTGAGCTCCGACTCCCACGCGGAAGCCCACGCCGCAATTGCGCCATCGGCATATGCGCGGGCGACTTCGCTTTGGCTCACAAGGGCGCCGCCGCCCTGCTGGAACAGCATCTCCGGCGGAACGCCAAACGCACGGGCGATCTCCTGGACGCTGAAGCGCCGGGATTCGAGCATCGTGCCGCTCGTCTCCTGCGAGATCTTTTCGGCCTTCATGCCCTCGCGCAGGATGAGCGGACGGCTGGCGCCGTCAGCAGTCGCGTGCATGGTGTTCCATGCGTCGCGGATTGCCTGAACGGTCTGATCGCTCATGGCGCCCGGGTGAGAAATCGCAACCTTCCCCATCGATCCGGTCCGGACAAGTGAGGCGTGGGCGCCGTTCTCATCGGCGGCGAGCTGCATGGCGTGCCGGGCCACGTCCAGCGGCGAGCGGTACCAGCACGGATTCAGGTGGTCCGGATATGCACCGATATGCAGCACTTGGTCGGCATTCATCACCAGGCTTCCAATGCGGTACTGGACGCCTTCCTCGGTGATTTCGCCGCTCATCGCGTCGGCGGGCACCGGCTGGAGCTCGGCAATTTCGCCGTCGCTTCCGCGTCGGATCAGCGCGATTCCGTTGCCGTGCGTCAGCGCGACGGAGGTCGTGTAGCGGCGAAACTCGTAGCCGGACTGCCAGCGGCTGGCGTCGCGGTTAAGGAGCATCTCGACGGGATGGCCCACGATTTCCTGCCCTTCGCTGTCGTAGACCGACACGGGAAGGCGAGCGATATCCGCCGAAATCAGGTTGGTTGCACGAACGACGGCGGGGATTGCGTCAGCCGGTGACG